CTTGAATCCTCTCGACATCCTTTTCCTTTCCTGGCACTTCGTTTCCGGCACGATCCTCCGCAACAATATCCCACTCAACTGAACACACCTCATCAATGATTGCTGTCACACACATATCCACATAAATGCTCGCAGCTAATTGTCTGTAATAATTAAGGTCTTTGTATCTTGGATATCCGAATGGTGCTCTGTAGAAAAAGTTTGGGATGTATGCTTTTGGTAGTCCATCTCGAGTCTCTTCGAATGCAGTCACTACACTTGTGCCATCTTGTTTTTGAATTGTGTTTGCTTTATTGTATGGTCCACTTGGTCTTTTTCCTAATGGATGTAGAACTGATTCACTACCTGTTTCCCAAGGACAGTTTGAGAATATACTTGCGGATTTTCTTTCCATGAATGTGAATAAAGGTGGGCAACCTTGATGAACTTGTTGGTGGATGTATTTCTTAGCCTTGATAATTTTATAAACGTTGTTGTTGATTTCCATAAGACGTCTATTCTCTCAAAATCCTGTCTCCAACCATTTTGACTTCTTTTCCATCTTTGACTATTGTTCTTATTCCTGAATCTCCATAAACTTTCAATTTGTTTTCTTCTTCGAGTGATTCGATTGGATCGGTGAATGCCCATGCTGCTTCGTTTGGGTTAATTTCAAAATACATTCTCATCATCATCACGTCCCCTGCATCCGTTGACCTGCTAAGTGCGGCCGAGTCATGAAGCTCTTTCTTTGTTATCACTCTCATCTTCGCATCTTTGTCTGAGTCCATTTGTTTCATGACTTCTAAATCCTCAATAATTAACTCTTTGATGTTCACTGGGATGTCTCTATAAATCCCTATCATTCCTGAGTTGACATGATTTGCTAGTTCGAACCAACACTGGCTTCTCAGGTTTCTGTAATTGTCTAGGCCCTCTTCGTCTGAGTTCTGCTTCTTCTTTTTGAGTGGTGCTGCATTTGCCACGAATCCTACTATCTCCGGCATCTCCTTCTTCAGGCCGAAACCTACACCAATCTCATCCACTAAGCAACAACTTCTAGGAATCTTCCTAGATGTTAATATCTCATCCAACTGGCTACTCGACAATCCTTCTTCGAATTGTAGAAGTTCAGTAATAAACAACCCATCCCAAATCGACACCATACAACTATCCCTCCCGAATCCTGACTGGTCCACTATGCAATATTTCTTCCCTCGCTTGGCCTCATTTGTGAATAAATCAATGATGCAGTCATACTCAAATATTTTTGTTGGATCATCATCATACTCCCAATTCCCATTCAATAATCTCTCCCGGTTCTTTTTGTCTAGTTTCTTTAGGTTTTCGATGTAATGCACTGAGATGAATGGATTGTCGTAAACACTCGCCGGCACATACGCCTTAAATGGTTCGAGCTCATCGTCTCGCCACTTCTTATAAAAATCTCTATAAATAAAAGTCTTACAAGGATTGCTCCCCATCCCAATCTTTGGGATTAATCCGAACTCATCCAACTTGAACCTCATACGACTTCGAATGATTTGGTACGCCTGTTCAGTAATGTCTCCCATCTCATCAATAAAGCCGTCAGTATACTCGGTCGAACCAAGACTTACAAACTCAGGGTCACTTGGATATAAAAATAAGTCCTTAAGATATTCTTCGCTTCCATTCGAGAAGGTGATATAAGATGCCTGAGCATTGTAATTATAGTCTATACCCATTTGTAACCCCATTTTACTCGCAACTTCAAAAAATGTCAAGAGTGTTGATGCTTTCAAATCTTTAAGACGTGCTCTCGCGAGAAATCCTCTGGAACCTTTATACTTCAATCTTCGTTTAATTTGCCAATAACATCCTGTAAAACTTTTAGATCCCCCGGCTGCGCCACCCATAAAGATTTCTGTGTGTTCATCATCATCTAGAGTATTAAGGATATCACTTTGCTTTTGGCTTAAGGTTATTTTTCTTATCATCTTTGATTTTCATAATTGATTCTTCTTTCATTTTCTTAATTGTCTCATCACTCATGATTACTTCTTGAAAGGTTATACTTTGCTCTCCAGAATGTTCTATTTCCTGTTTTACTCCCCATCCTCTAGCCTTTCCCCGTTTGGAGTTGGTTAATATCCATTTCCCATCTGCTACATCTTTGTGTATTGTTGCGGAGACTGTGATGTTATCCTCGATTATATCCAATACGTATTCAGCCTCCGCCTCTAGGAGTTCTCTCATTTTTGGGTTCTTTTTTAGAAAGTGTCCAATTGCTGAACGTGTGACTTCCAGTTTCTCGGCTATTCTTGCTTGGTTTCCACCAGAATTCTTAAGTGCTTCCTTGAATGTTTTTATTGTTACTTTTGCCATAGTCTTTTCTCCGCGATTTCTATATATTCTGGGTTTAATTCAATTCCTATAAAATCCTTTTTTTGTCGTTTAGCTACGACTCCAGTAGTTCCGGACCCCATAAATGGATCCAAGACAATTCCACCAACTGGACATCCTGCATTAATAGGTGTTTCACAAAGTTCTTCTGGATATACTGCGAAGTGTGCGCCCTTAAATGGTTTTGTGTTTATTGTCCAAGTGGTCCTCATATTTCTTTTATCAACAATCTTCACGAAGTTCTCTTGCCCTGTCCCTGGCAAGCCTTCTCGTTTTCCTCTGTAATGTAATCTTCCTAATCCTGCTCTTTTTTCTTCTGCCCACTTGGCATCTTCTAGTTGTTGTTCAAAATAATATTTCTTTTGTTTACTAAAGAAAAACAAATATTCGAAGTCCACTGTGAATCTATCCTTTACTGAGTGCGGCATTGGATTTTTCTTATGCCAGATGATTGTGTTTCTTAAAATCCATCCACGATTAACCATTTCTATTGCGAATCTGTATGGTATCATTATTAGGCATTTTGATGGAAGTGGTGTCTTGGGCTGTATAAATTGTTGGTTGTTGGTATTCTTCTTCCCAAACTTACCATCTCGCATGGACCCACTTTGTGTGGAATATGTATCTCCGATGTTTATCCAACAAGTTCCGTCATCTCTCAAGACTCTTTTAACTTCATCAAAAATGTCACATAGGTTTGAAATGTATTGGTCAAATGTCAGTTCGAGTCCAATTTGCCCATCAACACCATAATCCCTTAATGCCCAATAAGGAGGGCTTGTCATGCACATATTAACTGATTTCTCTGGGAGTTTCTTTAATTCTTCTAGCGCCGAACCATTAATTATCACCATATTTGTTGAATTTGTTGAATTTTATGTGTAAAACTCAAGAATTATTCTCCATATTTAACTCTTTTTTCGACCATTTTAGTTCGATTTTTCCTCTTTATTTTTATTAAATACTCTGTTTAGGAAGTCTTGCATACTGCTATCAGTTTTCATTGGGCTTATTTTTCCCATTTTTTCATATGGAGTATCTTCATCTAGGCTTTCGTTGTATTCTTTTTTACTCCAATCAAACTTCCAATCAAAATTACTCATAATGTATCCGCCTCTTTTATACCAAAAAAGTCACAAAACCAATATATTTGTGCACAGTGTCCTGCTAAACATTCTCTATTTTTACATTGTTTTTTATCTTTTTGCCATTCTTTAATCATATTGGTTACTTCATTTTTTATGAACTCGTCTAGTCCTTCCTCTATATCTTCATTATTGAACCACTCATCTGTTAATTCTTCAAATTTTTTCATAATTTCACCGCCTTCATTTTCGTATGGTTTTCCCATCTTTCTATCCCGTGTGAGCAAAAGTCCGGGTCTAGCTCTATTGTGTAACAAACACGTTTTCTTTCCTCACAAGCCATCATGGTGCTACAGGACCCCCCAAATGGATCCAGTATCGCATCCCCAATCTTCGAACTGTTAAGAATTGCCCTTTGGGCTAGTTTTGTGGGTTTCTGTGTGGGGTGGATGTAGTTCTTGTTGGAATCCTTCTTGATTTCCCATACTGTGCTTTGCTCCTTGATCTTGTTTACGAATCGCTTCAGTTCCTCATGGGTCATTTTGTCAACGTCTATTTTGTTGAGGGTTGTCTTGTTGCATCTGGTTCCGAAATAGTCCGGGTTTTCTTTTAGCCTGCTGCAGTAGAACATTGGTTCGTGGCACCAGTGATAGTGACTGTGTCCAAGTATATGATGTTTGCTCCAGATTAATTGTTGTTTTACTTGGAATCCTGCATTGTTTAGAGCTGTCTCGAATATTATTTGGTTTGAGCTTGCATGAAAGACATAAATGGCTCCGTTCTTAATTAGTACCTGGTTGATTTGTTTGAAACAATCGTATAGCATGTCGTATAATTCATTTCCTCTCATA